GTCATTCCAGCGTTATGGGAGTTTCAGGGACCGTTGGCGATTCACAGTGGCATACTTGCCATGCTGTTACATCAACCAACGTGTTTCCGACACCTCCCAGTTTCGCTAGACTAGATTCGCTGATCGCGTGCCTTGAGCTAGCACGTCGTCAGTGGTCACCCACCTGAACTTCTGACGAAGAACAGGTCTCTGTGCTACACCGTGCGTCCACTTGGTAGTGGGTTCCGGTTGTTCAGTGAAATACTGAAATAGCCCAGAGTCGTCTTTGGTTGGCGATCGATCTTGTTTCGCGATGAGCGAAAGCACTTCGATCTCCGAGCGCTGAAGTCCCTCATTCCATCTCTTCCGAAGAGATTGGTTTTGAGGCTCCATCCGCGTTAGACAACCATTGACACCAGAAGCCATAGTTACCTGCGGTACTCCGTGAGGTAAGGCCGACGCAATCCGTTCTGAGGTGTTAAGCAAAAACTTTTTGTAAAAGTTGTTGCTCACCGCAATCGTCATTGCTAGGCTTTCTGGTTTGCCATCGTAAGGCGCGCGCCAATAGGCGGGTGTTATGGTAACACCGCCGTAGGCGTCAACTCCACAAGACTCTCTGAACTTCCCAGTCCAGTAAGACTTGTCTTTGTTGACCTTGAAGTACAAGACTTCAAGAGCACTTACGAATAGCTCCCGACTGTCAGTGGGGATGACTATGTCATCTCCAAAGACGGCCACTTGCCCTGCTAACGACATGACGTTTTCCAAAGTAGGCGCGTTCTTTCGTTTTGTCAAAACGGAAGCGATCGCGATTCCTAGGAAAACTAATGTCTGAACAGGGAAAGTGCAGGCGCTACCCATTGTTGAGAATTTTCTCAACGCTATCACAGGTTCACATTTGGATGTGAGATCCTGTGACAGGAAACGGGTGCGAGTAGCACGTAGGCACCGGATCAACCGATCTTGCGACCGGAAGAACTGGCCAACTACGTGTGGTGTGACCCTGTCACTAGCCGATGACAAATCGACTGTAGACAAGGATCCGTTCACCGAGCCTAACGAGCAGAGAGTCTGGTTAAGCGTCTGGTCCTGAAATTGGACAAAACGCGACAACCACGATCTCCCGGTTCGCACACGGAAGTAGTGCCACAAGGATTGTTGGCACCACTGGTGTTCAGAGGGTTCTGCGGCAATGAGCCGTGGACCTCTGTAGGACTTGGGTACGGCAACGAGTCGAGACATTGGGAGGTTACTCCCGACGCTACACTCGGAACCGAGAACGCCCGCCCAACTGCCATAACTATGATAACCATAGTCAGCAATAGGGTACTCGCTATCCAGAACATTGGACCAATTCTCCCAACAATACTTGTTGGTTGGACCGGTCCGTTCTGCGATTGCTCCTGGGCCATGCTTGAACCTCCATTCTGAGGGGTCATAGGACCCCAGGGTGGTGGTAATTAACCTAGACACCATGTCTAAGTTAACTAAGAAGAGTTTTGCGTCGTCGTCAGTTTCCTGCGACAACAGCTCTAACCGAGATTTCACCAGCAGCGACTTACCAAATCCAAGGTAAGGATGCGGCTGGCTTAGCTCGGAAGGAGATGTAGCATCCCAGAACTGTTCAGGTTCTGGTAGCTCCGCATCTGTCTTGACCATATCGACGACTGCGTCGACAACACGATCAGGACTGCATGGGTAGACTGCTTTCTTCGCGGCAAATAAAATTTGCCGTATGAAGAAAATAGCTTCCACATCGGGCTCTTCTCTCAAGCGACCATCTTCGTGAAAAACCAATAGGTAAAGACCTCCAAGAAACTTGGGGGTCAGTACCCTACCAGAAAACCTCTTCGTCAGAGGTAATCCTGATAGATCGTATTGGCCGACAGACAAACACCTATCAAAGTGTTTGCCGACTGCGGGCATGAATTCCAGAAAAACTGGAATACCATGATCGCCCACGAAGACTCTGAGACGGTTGAGATCTCTCTCAAACTCCGCCTTCAGTGCCGGGAAAGTGGATGTCGCATCTTTGAACAATGCGACGTACACTTCGCTCAACTCCTCTACATGGCATTTAGACATCCGAAGGTTAACCCTTTCGTATATGTCCCATGCTGTTAGAGGAACCCACCCTTCAATCAACCCTGGAAATCAACAGACCCAACCGGGAGGCAACAACGAGTTGCCATGTACACGCATTACAGCGTAACCTGGTTGGACTGCTAAGATTCCCAGCCGCGTAAGCTGACCAGAAATGCATCTGACGAAGCAATAGCAAGATCTGCTACTGCATCCGCCAAATTCACATCTGTGTCCTGGGGCAAATGCTCCATGACAAAGTAGAACTTTCGTTCGAACTCAGCTACATCACCTGCCGCGAATACGGTCTGCACAACTTCAAAGTTGTGTCGATCGTAGGACGGCTTACCGTTTTGAGCATTCGTCTTGGTATGACGAATTTTCGCACGGTACTGAGAGGTGGTGTCACGGAACAGATACTCTGACGAGTAACTGTCTTGATTGATCTTCACCATAGTGACGCTACCGCCACTAACGGGAAGAACGAGCGTGTTTCCTAACATAGGAGACTTCCTTTACTGACTAAACGCTAACGGGCGACGTTAATGTCGCGTACCCCGAGTTGGAACTCGGAGTGCCGTCAACGCCGCCAGTATCGACCATTTCCGACCGTTTATGATCGGAATGCGAGGCGTAGGAACAGGGATAACAGGTGACCAAGGCCACCGTTGCTTCCGTTCCATCTCTAACCGCAATTGTGCAGGTGTAAACCTGACATCGTAGTTAGAGGCGACCGGATCTATATCACCGACGACCGTGCACTTCGCACGGCGCATGATACAGACGTTGCGGTACGTCAACGGGATTGAGTTGTTAGTAGCCGATATCATATCGCCTACATTACCAAACCAATCGACTAGCCATGACCAGGGAAGTAATTCCCAGGCTGCGGCTAATCCCCCACGGATGTTAAACCCACCAGTTAGACGCCGAGCGAACAATTCTAGTTCTCTCGGGTCCATCTTGTGGATGAAAGTGTCAGGTGGTAAAACCCACTGAGCACTTCCCCATGTAGTTTCCACTACATGAACATCCAGTGTTGCTGTGACCCAAATTTGCGACGAGTTAAGCAGTACATTGTACAGCTTAAAATCGTGGCGTCCTTTGGACAACGAGACCCTTTTCCTAACAGATTTTCCGTCGCGTAGATTCTTCAACTGGTTAAGACGCTCTTGCGAGGCCTTAACGAAGTTGTAGAGCTTCCACGCATCCCCAATCATTGGCTTGATGGCCCATTGCAAGGTCAGATGACCTTTTGCAACGTCCCGGATTAAACCGGTGCCCCAACCTTTGACGAGGGAAGGGATGTCCTTCAGCTCACCGATCACCTGTGGCACACTTACGTGTGGTTCACTAGGGTTAGTCTCGGCGAGCGTCTTCCAAGCGAGCTGATCCAGGTCGTAAAAAGTTGGACCTGGCAGATACTCGTTCGGATCGGGAGGCGTCCAATTACTGACATCAACAGGTCTTCCGTTAAAGTAACGGTCGATGATGTTGGTGCTCGTATTGAATCGCGTCCCGTCGATAAGTGGCATATAACGGCTCCGTATGGTCAGATCGAAAGGATTTGCATCCTCTCGCTGCCCTACAGTGTCGTTACAGTTCACTATCGTACCTTGGAACACTGAGTTCGAATCGACTACATTGCCATCCTGATCGGTACTAGTACCAATCAATTGTTGGCGTGAATCGAGTTCGCGACTACGTGCTACCATGGTAGGACCCCTTGGAAAATCTTCTCGCGGAGGGGCATAATGCCCGATACAGAGAGAATCTCAATATACGGTGTCACCA